AATAAATGGAAGAGGAATGGACTGGGATGGGCTCTATCATTCGCTTGCCAAAGTTGGAGTTTATGGATTTGATACTGATTGCAAAGATTGGGATGCAAATATCAACCCCATATGGCAAGAGGAAATGCCTGAGCACTTCTGGAATCCTATTTTTCGAGCACTCGACAGAAATCATAAACCACAAGATGATGTTACTCGAACTTCCCTACACATGCCCCTGAACAAACCAGTCGTTATCGCAGAGAGCGACATTATTGAATTGGCAGGAGGGCAGGTATCAGGTCAGCCAGGTACTGCCCCAGAAAATTCAGTTATTAACTGGGCTTTGTGTTTTATCATATGGAGAAGATTGGCACTCCGTGCAAGTAGATCATGCTATTCATATGCAGATTTTAGGCAGAAAGTTGCACTTGCGGTTTATGGCGATGATCTAGTATGTACTGTTGATGCAGCTGAGTTGTGGTGGTTTAACAGAAATACTTTTATGCAAGAGGCAGCCACCTTGGGATTCAATGTTATGGATGCTCTTAAGACTGGAGATATTAAGCCATACGATCATATTGACGACCTCACGTTTCTAAAACGCCGCTTTGTTCATCATGGACATTGGGTTGTTGGAGCTCTTGAAATTCCATCAATTCTTAAATCTATGTTGTGGATGAGGAAGGCTAATGGATACATGGTGGATGACAAATTGATGCATGATGGTAAGATGGTGTTCCCAACAGGCTCGGTAGGCCCTGAATTTATTGAAACCGTTGGATCTGGATTGACGGATTTGGCCATGCATGGAGAAGACGTATATAGTAAATACGCATCTATAATACTCCCTCAGCTAGAGAGGATGGGGGTATCAATTTCAACAAGCTATCAACAGGAGGTTGATAAGCTACAATTACCTCTCTAGGGTGCCCCACCTAGGGGAAAACTACGAAAAACAAAATTTATTTGACGAGGGAGACGAACGCTCTGCCATATGGTGACCCCCTCAGGAGAGACTGCTAGATAAGCTTCTCTCAGCAATTAGTTTGACACACGTACACTTACACAATACACGCACACACACCACGCGCATATTTACACACACACGCATACATCGTAGTTTATTCAGTGCGAAGATAAGACAGTTATATTTTACACATTTTATTAACACACTACTATCCGCCAGTCAGAATCATGTCTGACATTGCACTACAAGACGGCCCAAAGGGCGATATGAATTCGGGAGAATCCACAAATGCAGCAGGCAGCTCGCTTTTGGCTAATTCCACCGGCCCATACACAAGTGACATTAAACACGCCGTCAGCACAGAAACTCCAGCCGAAATTTACAATAAACATACTCTGGTAAAAGGAACCTTCCCTTGGTCCACTTCGGACCCTGTTGGAAAAATTCTCTTCATGTTTGAGAATCATCCCTCGGAATGCAATTGGCTCGTCGATTATTTTTCAAAAGTTTTCGTTGCATGGTTGGGATTCATGATGCTTGAGATTCGTATTCTTGGTACTGCATTCATGGGAGGGTCACTTGCATTTGTTTTGGTGCCCCCCACGTTTACACGAGCCCAAGTTGCGGCAATGACACGTGAAGACCTATCCATCTTCGACTATGTCGAGGTAGATCCCAAGGATATCAACACTATGAGCTTTTCAATGAAGGACTTTCGTCCTCAACACTTCCATTATGGACCATTGAATGGTAATGATGCCACAACGTTTGGTGGCCATATCGTTTGTATGGTCTTTGGAAAGCTCAATATCTCTCCGAACACTGAAGGAGCATCTCTTGATATCCTCGTGAGAACCAAAGGACAATATACATTTAGGCAACCTCAGCCCCTCCTTTCAGGAGGAATCCCAGTTGATCAAAATTTCCCCAACTTTTCTACTACCAGAGCGTCCCAACATGTTGGCTGTGATGATGCCGCAAGACTTATGGATACCTCGTTTCTCCCCTTTCCAGCAGCCTGGCCTCCACAAAATGGCTTTGTTTATGCAATGCTCCCTACAAAAGCTCAACAAGAAGGAGTAAATGCTTTCATTCTTCCGCTAACACAAGGAATGTCCCTGCTTAATGGATGGAGTGATATCTCAAAATCACTATACATAGAGAGAGGAATTAAATACCAAGCGAATCGTGACAATCCAACAAGCCACTATTACACGACCACACTTAGAAATGCTGACCCGGAGTTTGATCTATACACCAACGAGGATATTCAAACCCGAACACTCTTTTCTCATAACTTGACAAATATCGCAGTTGTCTCAGCTATTGACACTACAGCCGCACTGCCAACGCCAATGCAGCAGTTGCAGATTCGAGTCAATGATGCAGGCCTTGGATGTTACCCCAGGTATGAGAATGCAACCGAATTCCAGATGAAGATCATATTTGCTGAGCCAGGAAATCCGAACAAGAAGCCAGTGGGGCTCTCATGGACCCCATATGCTGGAGTGGGTCTGGATCTGACTAATTACCAACGATTTTCAGAAGTCCCAGATAATGTGAAAGCTATCATGGCAAAAGTCCCAAGTGGAGAGATACCCATGTGTCTCACATCCAACAAAGGGGCTACACTCAGCTTGCAGAGCGTGATGCTTCAGAACGATATGGAGGGTTTTCAATGGCCATCAGCAACGTCAGCAATCTTTTCAGTTAACCGGGATGGAGAGGTTGTCGGTTTTATTCGTGTGTCGTCAGCTGGCTTTATGACAACAAGGTCGGAACTTGGTATCGCCGCCAGCGATAGATTTAGATTCACGCAATGGCTGCCCGACTCAAGCCAAATGCCTGCGAATCCTCTTTCTACGTTCCTCCGTGCCCAACACACAAAGCAGGAGAAACAAATTGCGAAGATGAGAGCTCAATTGTCTCTTCTTCTAGGTAGGTCTGCTAACTAAAGTAAGCTCCCTACAGCGGATAAGTCCTTGGACTAAAACGACGAAACGCCGCAATCAGACTGATTTTAAACTGCCACACTTAAAACAATCTCACAATTACACACAATGTCATTTTCAGACAACGGACACTTTCTCAATACCACAGACGTCAATTTCGGATTCGAATGGGACTTTATTCTGAAACAGGAGAAAGAAATCGCTTCACACAAAACGCTCCTAAATCTCGCTATTCAGGCATACAAAGGCGACAAGAAACCAGAGTTTCTTTTGCAGTGGCACACAAACCAACTCAAAGAACTCAAGCAGTTCAAAACACGCGTAAATCACTTCTTGCAAGAGAAGAACGAATTTGCTTCCAACAGTACGCAAAACGCCAATGCGTGGTTCAAACGATCCAGAGAGCTCCTAAGCGTTTTTCAAACCCCAACGCCATCTGTCCAGACGAGTGCATCTACTGCAAATTTGCAACAAATTCTAACGAGCGAAAGCTCAATTCCAGAGAAACCGGAAGAACTGGTGGGAGAGGACAAACCGAAGATCATCCACACCCTCAGCCAAGCACAAGCTGATTTGGAAGAGTGGGATAAAAATCTCGAACCTGCTGAAATTCTAGTTTTGAGGAAAGTGGACTCGACATCGCCACTGAAACAGAAAGTTGCAACATGGAGGGATCTCTCTTCGACATCATCTTCAACGGGGGGAAAATCCCCAGTCCAAAAGAAATGGTTGGAAATTTCACAAAGGGCCTCAGACTTGCTCAAGGAGACCCCACTGCACTCGCAGACTCCAATCATGAGGAGGGACATGTTCTTCCTAAGATTCAAGGGAAAGGAGAACTCCCAGAAAGAGCAGGATACGAACCACGACATCATTCTTGCCCAGAAGGGATGGGAATCAACATCGGACGCCAATCAAATTCGGGTGTGCGAAGAGTTGCTCGACGAACACGAGAGTACACTCCAAACCAAGCACTCATGGACGAGCTCGCAGAGCAAGAGCGAAAGCGAGACGAGCGAAGACGTAGAATGCGACCAATCAAAATCCAATTGAAACCACACATATCAATATAAACACAAATCCTAAACACAACGACGCACGAAATGCGTCATAATGCAGTCGCTAAGAAGTATAGCGACATCACAGGAGACTTGATTCATCCAGATCCTGATTAGTAATATTTCGAAAATCAAAATATAGGTTTATCTCTCAAAGACCAAAGCATAATTCTGCGCTAGTACGCGGATGGCAAGTAAGTAAAACCCGAGCTCTATAGCGGAGGGAGAGAGATACCATAAAGATGACTAGTAGAAATACGAAAGCAGGAGGGTGCTTGGGGTCACCTTAAGGGAAGCGGCCCATGATAACATCCGCACAAAAGGATGCAACCCTCTAGTTGCACAAAAACAAAATAAATATATCATTTTAATACTTTAATAAATATATATACTTGGAGCAGAGCCGGCAATCGGTATGCCCAATAAGGGTGAAACTTGAGAGTTTCTGAATTCACACAGGATGTGGATGCAACAGGACAGCTTCTTTCATAACTTCATCATCAAATTAATATAACTTCGAAAACGAGAGAACAGCCAGCGTTACGAACTGGCATCCGCTCTTCCGGAATTAGTATCGTTTTCAAGGGAAAGGATGAATTTCAAACTTGTTTGGAAAACGTTCGTTACACAGTAAAAGCGTGTCATTATTTTTATTAGCCTGTGGACTTATCGTCTCCTAGTTGTTAGTTATTCTACCCTTTTCATACTGTACCCCACAATGTAGTGGCGTCACATGCATATGTGCACACGTAAATCATTTCCTTGATAGCAATTGCTATCTTCCCATAGTCGAATCCATAATTAACCTTGGATAGACCAATAGAGGCCATGTAATCTTGGCCTGACATTACTTTAAAGCGAATCCTTAAAAAGTTCAATCATTAGATGGATTTCGCCTATTATTATTTATTTTAATTACGAACGATCGTTAATAAAACCCGCAGGATAAAACATCATTGACTCTAGAGATAGACCTCCTTGGTACATAGTTTTTTCCCGAGGGGTCTTAGTCTTATAGAGACACACCATAGACCCTGCGGGGTTAATTCTTAATTTTAT